TGTATCTATATCTCCTCACAAAACACATGTATCTAAAGATACATATGAATTTGCAAAAAGGTGGATTAGATACAGTGGTGTGAATGCGGTTGAATTATCACCTTTACCGATTAAAGGTATAGCAAAGAATTATAACAATCCTTTTATATTATTTTCTATAATATATAATTGGATGTTACGTTCAATGCCTATTACTAAATCCGTTGAAATTGTTGACTGTCTTATAGTTGTTTTTAAAGGTTTAACCTTTAAGGAAGCTAACCCATTATTTCTGAAGTACGCAAGTACTATTCAAAAATATGGGGGCAGTTTTAAAGAAGCGAAAGCAACTTTAAGACTTTTGGGATATAAAGAGTTTGATATAACTCGATACAATCCTAGATTCCTTAGAGATAGGTTATCTCTTTTTAAAAGCTCAATGAGACTTTCACTTGGCCTAATGACAGAAGATGAAGGAAGAAATTTCCTCCATAGTCTTCTACCATCAGGTCTAGATGGAGTCGGTTTAAGCCGTGGTAAGACAATCACAGTTAACGGTGTTAACAGGGTCTTATCTATATTAACGATTTCCCAATTATCATCTTCTGAGCGAAAACTCGCTAAGATTCCTCATAAATTCGAAAGTTATTTTCGGATGTACGGGAAACCTATGCGTGAGCTCAGACTCCTTCCTCTATTTCAAGGTATTACAAATTGAATACTAGATTTACAGGAAGTGATTGATAAGATCAATCCTTCTCATTTAGATGGTGAAAATATTACACCAGATGATGTTAATATTAACATCACTAAACTATATAAGAGGATAAACTTTATCGACATGGACAAATTAGTTAGCCTTCATCGGAATTTTCATTCTGATATGGTAACGAACGCCATGGTCTGAGTTAAGCTTCGTAAGATATTAAAGGGAATGAGACTTTCCTCCGTAGAGACTATGGCAACCAATATATGACCTAATTCTTATGAATTAGACATATGGTTAAACATGGCATACAAAGGTTTGTCTTCTAACTACAAAGAGCAATTATTTACATATAATGATGTTAAATCAACATATGTTAAGTTGTCAAAAACAACTAATAATTTTTCTTCGACATTAGCGTTAATGAGACAGATTACTATGAAAGGTTTCATTGTTGAAACCACTCCTCCAACTTCTGAAAAGAAGTTGTAGTCGATTTTCATGGTGTAACCTGCTTGCAAGATCATAATGTGTTTAGCATCGTG